AGGTGGCTGCAGACCAAGCAGAGAAGTATGGCTGGCTCGCAGTGGAGTGCCTCAAGGCGGCAGGTGTGGAGTTCAACCTCCGATGTCCCCTTGACGGAGAATACAAAGTTGGAACAACGTGGGCAGAAACCCACTGAGGTAAACGTATGAAGAGCGTATACACACTGGTCTCTGACATCTACAAACTGATGGAGACAAAAGAAGTAGCAGAAGGCGTGGACCTAGAGGCTAACATTGAACTCTTCGGTGAAAACGTCAAGGAACTCATGCGTAACGAGTTTGGTGGCCGAAAGAGGGACGGACGTAAGCTACGCATGTCCAACATTGGGCGCGAAGACCGCTACCTCTGGAACGTCTACAACGACGTGGAAACGTCCGACGACATACAGGGTCATACCTATGTCAAGTTTCTTTATGGTCACCTCATTGAGGAAATGCTACTGTTTCTAACTAGAGCCGCAGGTCATGAGGTAACGGATGAACAGAAAAAGTGTGAAGTTAATGGCATTACAGGTTCGATGGACTGTAAAATCAATGGTATTGTTACTGACGTTAAGAGCGTGTCAACTTATGGGTTTAGGAAATTCAAAGATGGTACACTGGCTTATGACGACCCATTTGGCTACGTGGCTCAAATTAAAGGATACGCATATTCAGAGGGTGCTTCTAAATTTGGATGGTTAGCTATGGACAAGCAGAATGGTCATCTGACGTACCTTATGTACGATCAGGAGGACACTCAGGCCCCTGTCTATGACCTTATCAGCTATGACATATCGGAGCGCATTGACCACGTAAAAAAGCTAGTGGAGCATCCAACCCCACCCGACGTATGCTACGGCACTATCGCAGATGGAAAGAGTGGGAACCAGAAACTCGCCGTCGGATGCTCCTACTGTTCCTACAAAAAGGTATGTTGGCCTACCGTTCGCGCCTTCGCCTATTCTTCAGGTCCAAGATATTTAACGGAGGTTGTTAATGAGCCGAAGGTCCAAGAAATCACGCTTTCGTAGCACATTTGAAGAAGACGTTTCTAAACTACTAAAGGGTTTTGACTATGAGCCGTTCACCGTCCCCTACACCATTCAGCGCAGTTATCGTCCTGATTTTGTTCACAGCGCCTCTGGTGTTCTCGTGGAGTGCAAAGGATACTTTAGAGACGGAGACACCAAGAAGTACACCAGTGTCAGAGATAGTTTGCCAGCAGGACAAGAACTAGTGTTTGTCCTCATGGCACCTAACAAGAAGATACGCAAGGGGGCTAAAATGACTATGTCAGAATGGTGTGACAAAGAGAACATTTTATGGTATACTATAGAGACACTACAGGAGTTGATTGACCATGTCGCTAACACTAGAGGAAGTTAAGGAACGCCTCTTGAAAACCTTTGACCCAGACGACCTACTGGAGGCCCTACAGATAACCTCAGAGCAACTGCTGGAAAGGTTTGAGGACAAGCTAATCAACAGACTGGATGTGTTTGAACAAGAGCTAGAGGAGGAAGAGAATGAGTATTGATGACGCGACCCCTGCTGAGTGGGACACAGTTGCTGCACTGAACAACCTGTCCATTAGGAAGCCGAAGCAGGTAGACCCTGTGGAGCAACCTGACCACTACAACAAAGGATCAATCGAAGCCATCGAAGCAATCAAAGCGTCCATGCCTGAACACGAGTTCAACGGTTATCTTAAGGGTAACGCACTGAAGTACCTCTGGCGCTATGACTACAAGGGAAAACCAGTAGAGGACTTACGTAAGTGCCGCTGGTACATTGAACGACTAATCAAGGAAATCAATTAATGGACGCATATCAACAGTACATACACAAGTCACGGTACGCTCGTTACCTACCAGAGGAACAGCGGCGGGAGACTTGGGAAGAAACAATAGACAGATACCTAAACTTCTGGATTGAAAAGGGTAAACTTAGTCTGGAAGACGCTAACAGTATGTTTTCAGACATCCACGACATGAGCGTAATGCCTTCCATGAGGGCTCTTATGACTGCAGGAGAAGCTCTGGACCGTGACAATGTCGCTGGGTTTAACTGCTCCTACTTACCTATCGACCACCCCAAAGCGTTTGACGAAATGATGTACGTCCTGATGTGCGGTACAGGCGTAGGCTTCAGTGTCGAACGTCAATACGTATCAAAGCTACCAGAAGTAGCGGAGGAATTTCATGACACCGATACCGTTATACACGTCGCCGACTCTAAAATTGGCTGGGCTAAAGCATACAGAGAGCTTATTAGCTTGCTCTATTCGGGTCAGCTTCCAAAGTGGGACGTATCTGGAGTACGACCTGCAGGCGCAACCCTTAAGACCTTCGGCGGTAGAGCATCTGGTCCAGAACCTCTTGTCGATCTGTTTAATTTCACCGTTGACGTCTTTCGGGAAGCTCATGGACGTAAACTCTCCTCAATCGAATGTCACGATCTCTGCTGTAAGATTGCACAGATCGTCGTTGTCGGGGGAGTTCGCAGAAGTGCTCTCATCAGTTTGTCTAACCTCACTGACGATAGACTCCGACGATGCAAATCAGGCCAGTGGTGGCAAGACAATCCTCAACGTGGTCTAGCCAACAACAGCGCATGTTACACAGAGAAGCCAGACTTTGAGGCATTTTTAAATGAGTGGAAAAGTTTGTACGAGTCCCGCTCCGGAGAACGAGGTATGTTCTCTAGAGTCGCAAGTCAAAAACAAGCTGCAAAGAACGAGCGACGAGATGCTACCTATGATTTTGGAACTAATCCGTGTAGCGAAATCATCCTCCGACCTTACCAGTTCTGTAATCTATCAGAAGTTGTTGTCAGGGCGTCCGATACGTTGTCAGACCTCAAACGAAAAGTACGTGTTGCAGCTGTCCTTGGGACTCTTCAGGCTACCCTGACTGACTTCCGCTACTTACGCAAAGTGTGGCAGAAGAACACAGAAGAAGAAGCACTGCTTGGTGTTTCACTGACAGGCATCATGGATCATCCGACGTTGTCGGGAAGGAGAGACAAAGGTGTTCTCAAGACTTGGCTTACTGAACTCAAAGAAGAAGCGATTAAAGCTAATGCAGAATGGGCGAAACGTCTTGGTATTAATGTGTCTACCGCCATTACTGCTGTTAAGCCTTCCGGTACTGTTTCTCAGCTTGTTGATTCTGCTTCTGGTATCCATCCTAGATACTCAGATCAGTACATTAGACGAGTAAGAGCAGACTCAAGAGACCCCCTCTGTCAAGTCTTAGAGGCCGCAGGAGTGCCTGTAGAGGACGACGTAATGTCACCCACTACCAAGGTATTCTCCTTCCCTATAAAATCCCCTGAGGGGGCTGTGGTGGCCTCTGAGATGGGTGCAATGGAACAACTTGAGCTATGGGAGATTTATCAGGACTACTGGTGTGAGCATAAGCCGTCCATGACATGCTACTACCGTGATGATGAATTTCTTGAGGTAGGCCAATGGTTGTACAACAAGTTCGACAAGATAAGTGGAGTATCGTTCCTCCCTTATTCCGAACATACGTACCAACAGGCTCCTTACGAACCCGTAGACTTAGAGACCTATGAGAAGCTGAAGAAGGAGTTTCCTGAGTCCATCGACTGGACAATCTCAGAAAACTCTGACATGACGGAAGGGTCTCAGCAGTTAGCCTGCACCGGCAACAACTGCGAGTTGTAAACTTAAGGGGACTTCGGTCCCCCTTTTTTACTTAAGGTACACATATGAACATCAAACGTGACATCGAGATCCGCATTAGAGTACTTGAGAACAAGTTAACCAAGTCCATACCTGCTGCTCGCAACAACGAAATACGCGGAGAGATTATGGGCCTAAAGTGGGTGCTAGAGCGTCTCTAGTCTTCCTCTTGTTGTCCTCTAGCCAGAAGTCCACCACCTGTAGTCAACATACCAGCAGACCTTAGGCGCTCACCTCTGACAACCTGAGGGTCTGCTTTGATGCCTGCTACTGCTTCTACTAGCTCTCTATAGCTTTCAGTCATTTCGTCCTTTGCTGGCACTTTGACTGTCCTTGCTAAGGCCATTGCGTTATCGCTTGAAGCATCAAAGATCATAGGAGGCGTAGCGTTTACCATTCGATTAGGAAGCGCTTTTTCTACTGCTTTACCTACGACGGGTACATTCTCAAGGAAGTTGTTTTCGTCAGACACAACCGCTGTTACTCTTCCTCTAGGAGTTATTTTCCCTACGTAGTTTACGCCTCCTTCTGTAATTGCTGTTCCTTCCATTGATCCAGTAAAGTAGAAACCTCCGTTTGCCTTAGCGTTAGCAAGTATCTCTTCGTCTGTTTTTCCCATCTTTGGGTGTAATCTAAGCTTAGACTCGCTTTTAAACTTGGACAGTATTTCTTCATTACTTGCTGTCTTTTTATTTTTAAAAATTTTAGCAAAAGCGTGCATAGGCCCTTTAGAAACAAAGTCAAACGCATGGTTTCCTGTTTGGAAAGTAGTAGGAGTTTTTACATTTATCACAGGTGACGCTGCATCGGCAAACCTTTCTGCTTTTTCTCCTTTGCCCGCCTTCCAGACATTGCCTATATGTTCTTCAAAGAAGTCAAGGTCTTTCTGGGGTGTGTTGTTTCTAGCGCCAACCTGATTAACCAAGTCAGAGTAAACACCGGATCGGAAAGGAACAGTATCGGACATGTAACTTATTCTGTTTACTGTTTCAAGAGCAGGAGCAACAGGTCCTTGTCTACCTCTGCGGGTATTAGTTGTAATATTCTGCTGGCCCTGAGAAACAACCTTTGATATGTCTCTCTGTGTACCTCCAGCTAACTCTTGTGCCACGTCTCTAGTTGTCGGGTTAACGCCTGTGCTGTAATACAAGGCACGTCTGTCGGGGTCCATTAAGTTAAATAAACCACTCTTTGTGCCTTCTCCGGCCCACTTAACAAAATCTTGTATTTTTGTCCTGCCCTGCATTACTTCTTTAGCGTTTTTAGCATCTTTAACTTGATTTGCTACCATCGGACCAATTTTAGGTATTCTTCTGACTTTATTGGCAAACGCTTGTGGATCTCTGGCTACATATCTGTCAACCATATTAGGCACAGCGCCTTCAGGCATGTCAGTAGGGCCGTAGAAGTTAGGAATGTAATTCCTAGGGGAACTCAAGAACAAACCAGCGTTTTCCTGCGCCCTGTTTAGACTAGGCAGAGCCTCTTGAGTGATCTGAGCACCCCTACGCATCATCCCAAGACCACCTACGGGGACGTAGTTAGCAGGAGTTAGTGCTTCTTCAGCAACAAAGTTAAGAGGAGCCATAGCGTCAACTGTGGTTCTTCTGGGAGCCGACATAGGTAACCCTTCTGACCCAGCGTATACGGGCAGGTCTAGAGAACCAAAAGGGTTTTCAATAGCAGGATTAAGAAAAGCAGAAGCAGCTTGTTGTCTGTAGGTTTGTGCCGTAGACCCTACCCTAGAAGCCCCTCTACGTATCGCTAAGTACTCTTCTCGTTTCTTCTGAAAATCACTCACTCTCTTCTTCCTTAATCTCTTCACGAGTCTGGTCAATGAGGTCAACAATAAGTAGACGGTCCATCTCTAGTTCTTTCAGGGCAGTGCCTTTGGTAAGAGGTATGGCTTTGTCAATAGCAGAAAGCATGGACGCATAGATTCTTGCTGCATTGCGTGGCTTGAGGGTCTGTATCGTAAGGTACGTTGTGGCACCTAAAGCACCAGCACCTAAAGCAGGTATAGCGCCACCAGTAAGACCCAAGGCTGTAGTACCTGTAGCACTAAGAGCTAGAACAGTGTTTGGTAAAAGGTCTACAGACTGTAGGTTACGTACTGCACGACTAACTACGTCTCTAGCCTCTGCGTTACGCTTAGGTAGCATATCTTCCATTGCTGTAATTCCGTGAAACTGCTTAGTCAACAGGTTGTGTAGTTGGTCTCCACGGGTGTTGGCCTTGAGCGTGTCATTTAGTACGCCACGGATCTTACGAGCAGCAATAGACTTAGCATTAGGTGTTCCATCAAAGTTGTTGATTAGGTCATCAAACTTGCGTCGAACCTCTAGCACACCCACTAGGTCTGAACCTCTGGTCTGCACGGACTCAAGTACAATCTCTGACAAATCAGCAAGTTGCTTCTGTATGTCCCCTGTTGCTATACGAACAATGTCGTCTTTGAGGACTTCGTTGACAGCCCCCTGCATGTCCTCTAGAAACTTGTCAGAATCAATAGCTTTGTTTTGAGCCACAATCATTTTGTCAGTAGCTTCTTTAGCTCCTGCTACTTCTTTCTGTACTTGACGGTAATTATAGGTGTACGAACGGTTTGGCTTTACGCCCTTCATGTCGGTAACTGTGTCAATAACCAAGTTGTCAAAGTCACTAGGCTCCCACGTTTTTGTACGTAGGACACCTTTCTCTTCAAACACGTCCCGCATCTCTGGTGTCACAGGTTCCAACAGAAGTGTAACACCGTTCTTCTTGTTTTCTCTTACGAGCCTTGTGGCTTCTTTTTGTGCGCCTCTTTTGGCTACGTCTAGTCTAGGTATGTCGGGTCTAGGGCTAAACAAAAGGCCAACGTCCACAGCGGACTCAAAGCGTTCTGCGGCCTCAGGCATGCGTTCTTTAAACGCTTGGTAACCTGCGTCACCCAGAGAAGCTGCTTGGGCCGCTAGTCGGAAAGCCTCAGTGTCTTTTATTCTGTCGTAGACTGCTTCTGCTCCTTCCTTAACTGAATTAGGAATCCAAGAACTAAGATAGGTAGACAGTGTTGCACCGCCTGCTCTAGCTGCCTGAGAACCTCCAATGAGGGCTAACTCAGGCGCTCTATAAAGCTTCTCTAAAAGGCTTGGGTCGTCTCCTGTAATATTTTGAAAACGACGAGACACCTCAGGACCAAACCTTTCTAGTTCTCCCCTGAGCGTTTCTCGTGCAGCCATCTCAGGTTCAAACCCACTAAGAACAGGAGTAGTAGTAGAAGGCGGACCATAAAGGTCTGCAGCAGCTTGAGCCAACTCTTGTGCTGCTGCTTGATTCCCTGCCGCTAAAGCAGACTTAATAGCCTGTTGATACTGCTGTTGTGTAATTTGCATAAACGCCTCTTACTATTGCATTGCTTGCTGTAAGTACAAATTAGCTTCGTCAGACAAACCCGGAACAGGCTCAAAAGGACCTGTAGGCGTGACCTCAGGTTCTACTCTTTCTGGAGGCAGGTCAACCAGAGGGTAGAAAGCCATTCCTGCTTTTTGGCTTCCCTTTAGTTCACCATCTACCGCCCCTCTAAGGGTGTTGTACTGGTTGATCGTTCGTACATTTTGCTTTCTAATAGTAGTCAGCAGTCTACGCATAGTTTCAGGACTCATTCCAATGTCGCCTGCTACTACTCTTTCTGCAAAAGTTCTGTCCGCATCAGACAAACCTGTACCAGCACCCAAGTTGGTGATGTAGTCAGCAACACGTGCGCCTGCTAGTGAAGCGTACTCTTCCGTGTTTTCGATCTGATCTGCGTCTGATATGTCAATACCTGCTACACGCGCTGCCCTAGCAACGTCCATTCTAAACGTAGCACCATAGCCTGTATACATGTTGTCAATGTTTTCAAGAGACGTATCAATAGACTCAATACTGGTTACAGCTTTGTTTGCAGCATCAAGGCCGTCTGACAAACGACCAACGCCTTCACCCATAATCTTTTCTGCCAACGTGCCGCTTAGGTTTTCAATACGTTGAATTTCAGGCGGTGCTCTATTTAGACCCAGTTGTTGAGCAGAAACCCATGTGTTGTTTTCTCTGTCGTACACCTGTCCTCCTTCGGTACGGAAAGGCATTACTTTACCGTCTTTCAAGAAGAACTCAATGTCGCCACCACGTTGCCCTGTGAGTACGTCATTAAACACTTGGTCAGGGGCTTGGCCTAGTCCTAGTTCCTTAAATAATTTGTCACTGATGCCACGCTGTCTAGCCAACTGCTTTCGTTGGGCTGGTGTTTGCGTTGGCATGTTCTTGAGGCGGTAGTCAATCATAGTGCCTACAAGGTCACCAAGTTCCTTATTGTCAGTCACGTTTTCAATCTGAGCCGCTAAGTCGTCAAGACCAAGGTTTTCAGCTTGAGATTTGATTTGTACCTTGCGGCTGTCTAAAGCTTTTGCATTTGCTTCTTGAGTCGCTAAGTCTCTAGCAGCAGTGGCAAGTTTGGCTGCATTTTGTAAATCACCTTGAGACTGGTAGTACTGAGCCAACCCAGTAAGACCTTCAACAGTATTAGGATCAAAACCAGATAATGTTTCTTTCCTTTCTTTTTCCTGTTGTACAGCACGAGTAGTTGTAGGCAT